TAATCGCTTCCAACCGCAACGTCTGATTGGGTGAATAGTCGTAAGATGGAGTTGACAAAGTATTTCTCTTGCTCAGTAATGACGCCTGTTTTCCACTGCTCTACATCTTGTTGAAGCTTTGCTTCCCCTTCGTGCCAGTGGGCTTCTTCGTGTTCTTTCGTAATCTCTACAAACTGGGGATAGATTGGTACGTAGCTCTTTGATACTTCAAGCAGCATTAATGAATTCCTCACATGCCAAACGATTGTACGATTCAAACACAATCTCACCATAAGCATTAGTGACAAGGAACAACTCCTCGTCACCATCATGCGCCTTCTCGATATACAGCTTACTCGTTGGAATCATCATCCCTCACAGCTAAGACATGCTGTAGCCGATTCTTGATTCAGCACAACACGTTGAATTGTTTTAACCGTATCAGCCTTACTAGCGGCTCCTGTACGGAAGTAGTACATGCTCTTGATCTTCCCTTCTCGCATTGCTTTCAAGTGCACAGAATTGATATACGCTCGATCTGAGCCGGGAAGGAAAAATACATTGAGAGACTGTGCTTGGCAGACGAATTGTTGTCGGTTGCCAGCATGTTCAATAACCCAGTGTTGATCGATTTCCCATGCAGTTTTAAAGACATTCCTTTCTTCAGCCGGAAGCGCTTCGATATGTTGGACGCTTCCGTTGTTACGAACAATAGACTGCCAAGTCTCCTCGGTATTGATTCCATACTTCTCCAACACTGGCTCAAGCCATTTGTTCTTTACGAGATAAATACCTGCACGAGTTTTCTGAGTGTACGCATTAGAAGCAATAGGCTCAATGCTTGGAGACGTATTGCAAAGGACACTAGAGTTGCTATTGGGAGCAATAGCGAAAATGTGAGAATTACGGCGACCAGTCCCAACCATGTCCGGCGCTTCAGAACGCTCAATGCCCAGTTGGTTAGAAGCGTCAATTCCTTGACTATAGATGCGCTTAAAGATTGTATGGTTGTGTTGAGCAGCACTGTTAAAGCCTCCAGATTCAAAGGGAATGCCTTTCGACATTAGGTAGTTATGAAAGCCCATAGCACCGATGCCTAGGGCGCGTTCCCTACTTGCACTATAAACAGCACGATGGAGACCGTCAGGAGCGTAATCGATAAACCACTGCACCACATTGTCAAGAAAGCGAACCAAATCAGCCACAAGATTTGTGTCTTTCCACTCATCATATTTCTCTAGATTAAGGCTGCTAAGACAGCAAACAAAAGTGCGAAGATCGTCAGTAGCGAGCGTAATCTCACTACAAAGATTACTACCTTTGTTCGTAAGACCGAGAGCACGCTGAGATACAGGCAAAGCACGGTTAGCAACATCAATGAAATACAGGTAAGGCTCACCAGTTAGTTCCCTTGTTTCTAGTAGTTGTTCCCAAAGCTCACGAGCCTTGAGGGTGTGGTGTACTTTCTTCGTGTGTGGGCAAATCAATTCCCAGTCTGCGTCTTGGTCTACAGCTTCCTTGAAAGCGTCAGTGATGTTTACCGCGTTGTGCACACCGGGACGGTTGTTGATCTTTCGGGCAATGTCTCCACCACTGGGCTTACGGATATTGATAAATTCCACAATATCAGGGTGACTAATGTCAAGGTATAGAGCGGTACTACCCCTACGTGTACGGCCCTGTCTGTAATAGCCCATAATGCCGTCAACCGTCTTGAAGAAAGGGATAGGTCCGGGTGCTTTATCTGACACAGCACGGATACCACTGTGTAGAGCAGTGCCACCGCCCATAACAGAAAGCAAAGCAAGCTCGCTACTAACATCAATCTGTCCTTGAATAGTGTCAGGTACATAGCCACCGAAGCAGGCAATGGGCATGGCTTTAGGAAGTTCACCTTTCCATGACATTTTCCGCATAAGCTTCATTTCGGGCTTCCAGAACCTTACGTCTGTCGTCCAAGTCTTGTCCCAATATCCTTCCACAGCGTTACTAAGCACTGGCGAGCTATAGAAGAACCAATGCTCAGAGGCAGCGTCATAGATGCGCTGAGCAAGCCCTTCATCGCCATAGCTAAAGCAGTTGGCTGCCCTAGCGATAGCTTTTTGGATTCCCTCTCTGCCGTCCGAATAATACTTTGAAAGTAGCGTTTTTCCCTGCTCGTTAAAGTTGTCATCTCGTGTGATATCAATTTCGATCATTAGTTATATTTCTGTTCCAGATACTTGAGGGATACGGGCATCAAATCAAACTCACCATCATGCACATCATTCAGAACAAGGATGCCACGCCAATGCTTGTTCCCCTGTACGCCCAAGTAAGCTTCTTCATGGGGATAGGCACTACCTGCAATCACCGAAGTTAGCAGAGCACCATCAGCACGTTTCCCAGTGGCAATCTGCAAACCTTGTTGATGCCCTGCAATACAACTCATGTGCTGCTTGTTCAGTTGCGCATTAGCAGTGGAAGCAGGACGACCGGCAAGCCCTGTGGTGAAGTAGTGGTTGAATGCGACTCCGTGTGTGAAGAAAGGTGAGAGAAAACCATGTACAACCCAATCATCCAGAAACAAATCATCGTAGCCAATAGTGCCTTCAAGCTTCGCATCCCCATTAACTGCCCTCTCAATTCGTTGCTCGTGATTACCAATCAAGAAGTGCATTTCAGGAAGCCAACGCTTCTTCTTGTTCTCTTGCAGACGATTACGCTCGTGTCGGATAGGCATAACAAACTTACGCATGGCATCGTTGCCAGCTTCTATGTCATTCTTATACCGTCGTCCTTCGAACTGCTTCTTACCAACATCGTAGCTGCTTAGGCTAGGCATATCCCACCAGTCACCAATCATCACGATTACATCTGGCTTCTTCTCCACAACGTAACGAGAGATATTGTCAATGTATGTGGTGTCGATACCATCCTTAACCTGAGTGTCAGGAATTACAACGATTCGCGTCATTTATTATCCTTTTATATAGGCGCTATAGGAGATTGGGAACAACTCCTCAACCTTCTTTGCAATCAACTTTGCTACGATACGGGAGTCAAACTGTGTGTGCGGATCAAGACGAAGAACAAGCATGTCTAGGAACGCACCAAGGGTTCCGCTCCATACCCATTCAGTCATGAGGTTCAGGGGCAAGAGCATTCGTGCATCTTCAGGAGCCGATCCACAATCGAGAGCTTCTTGATAATTCTCGATTTGTTCTCGAATTGTCTTTGCGTATTTTGCGTAATCAAGTTTAAGGATCGCTGTTTCGTCGCAACCTTGCTTAACATTGGCTGCTCTACCGTGGAACTTACGGAAGTAGATTTCCGGTTCGGAGTCCACATATCTTCGTGAAACCTCATTCCACGGAAGGAACTTGTGCTTGACGAGTTGACGGGCAACGAATATAGGTGCTGAAACACGGAACGAAAGAAAGGCGTGATTGAACGGCGAGTGGTGTTTGTTCTGAGCGAGATAGTGGATGAGCCGTACATCACCTGCTCCAAGAACCTCTGCTGTCTTAGCGAAGCTAACTCGTGCTGCATTAACAACTGTTGTGTCGCATCCGTACCCACCAAGGTATTCAACATTAATCTCCGACAGTTTCAATCAGCTTCTCCAAGTAGTGCTTTGCTTTTTCTAGGTCTTGCTTGCCATTCTTTTTCTTATATCGGCTAACGTATTTGATTACGTTCCCTTCAAGATAACCAAGGTCGTTGGCTACGATATAATCCCAAGTCTGAATCGCACCTTGGTAGTGCGACCCTGCCACTTGCTTTTCATTCGCTCCCATTAACGAGCCACCAATGCAAAGCCTTCCTTCTCCATCAAGCTCTTGAATTGCATCTGAGCAGGCAGACGTTCAGCTTCAGGAATCTCTTTGAAATAGCCTAGAACGAGAGCGGAGCCTTTAATGTTCACACGGCCATCCCGCATATGGTCTTGAAAGATGTTAGCCATTACACGGCCACGATTGAACGACTGAAGCGATTCATCTTCAACATCGTTGAACAGGGAGAAGCCTTTGTAGTTATCCATTCTTTGATTCCTTTTTTAGTTTTCGTTCTTCTGCCGTCTTAATCTTGTGGCATGCTTTACAAAGAACTTGAAGATTTTCTTTTTCACAGAACATCGCGCTAACAACATCGTCCCAATTGGTGAAGCCAACTTTCGGATCGATGATAGCGTTGATGTGGTCAACTTGGATTTGAGAAGCAGGGAATTCGTTGGTACAGGCAGCGCATTTGTAATGCTTTGCAAGTCGTCCCGAACTGGCATTTATTTTCGGGCCAGTACAAGCACTGTTGATGGTCTCGTACTTCGGTGGCCACTTCCGGCTTGCTGCCCTCAGTGCGCTCTTTACGAAACTGTGAAACTTTGCTTCCGTCCATTTGCCTCCATTGAATTCAGTACGTGGCATGCACATCCCATAGGACAGGCGTACCATCCTCGTTGAGTTTCCTAGTCATCCAGAGCAACCTGCCCTGCTCCTCTAGCTCGTACACATCCTCATCCCCATAGCGCTCGCTGTAAGCCTCTAGGACGGCTTGTCTGCCCTCTTCATATGTGTTGGTATCAACCAACCTCTCAAAGGCTGCTACAGGCCCGCATTTGGGCAATCCGGGGATGCTGTCAACCCTGTCCCCAGTTAGGCACTGAGAGAGGAAGAACTTCAGACCGTAGCCTGTGATTTTCTTGCGGTCGTCACTAAGATGAATAGCTCCATAACCATCCACTCTGAAAGGTCCGAACGAAGGCTGCTCTCCGAGTTCCCATCCATAATGCCATCCATCCACACTGCGCAAGTCTTTGTCTCTAGTGCAGATAATGGTTTCGTCGCCTCGAAGAGTTTGCTCAATCGACATAAGATCGTCTGCTTCAAG